ACTATGCCTAATCTCATAGTTAGTGGACGAGTTGGCACTGCAGAATTTAATTCTCTTTGCCTATCAATTATCTACCGAATGGTCTGGCACGTACTAGCCCGTGAGGTAGGATCCACCTTATCTTTTAACGATAATGTGCAACTTATTACCTATGGTGATGATTCCAAAGCAGGATCAAAAGTTCCATGGTTCAACCAGGAAACTTTCTGCAACGGATGTAACTATTTCGGTATAGTTGCTACGACAGCCTCAAAATCACAAGACTTTGAGCAGTTTGTCCCCTTCGATGATGAGGAGTTCTTACATCGCACATGGAGGTGGGATGAGGAGTACCAGGTATGGTGCGCCCCACTCGCTTTTGATTCTATGGTGCGATCTTTAGTTCTCAACACTACCTCTCCGATTGGGCCAGACGCCCAAGCTTTTGAAGCTTCTCATTCGATTAACTTTGAACTCGCTCAACACGGGAGAGAAGTTTTCGAGGAGAAGATGGAGAGGCTACATCAGATCCTTCAAGACTCTGGCTTGATCACGAAATGTGGTGAACCACGATACAAGAGTTTTGATGAGATTATGAGTATGTGTTATCATTGAAGTCGCTGGGACTTAAAATTTGTGAACATTATTGAACTTTATTGAACATTATTGAACATTATATTTGTACGCAAGCGAATTTGAATACATACATTGTTAGTTATCGTTATAGAAAATGATGGAGGAGGAACCTAAGGGTGATCCCTCCGAAACTACGGCCGGATTAAAAACTGGTACCGTTACTTTCGCAGATGCAGCCGCTTCTCAAATCGAGAATTGGGCAACTGTTTCTGATCCAACATACGATTTCGGTTCAACCGATTCCGTACCATTGGCAGATTGGTTTGCCCGACCGGTGAAGATAGCATCTTTTGATTGGTCGTCATCTAGTCCTCTTGCCGAGGAGTTTAATCCTTGGGTATTGTGGTCTGGTGACACTCGTGTCAATAAGAAGCTGTCGAACTATGCGTTCTTCCGGGGTAATCTTCATCTTCGGTTTGTGATTAACGGTTCGCCATTTATATATGGCCGGGCAATCGCGGCTTATGCGCCGATGATGCCATACAATGCTCCACTGAATTTGTTACTTGGAAATGGGTTGTCAGTTGGTCAGTCCAACCAACCTATTCTAAATTACTTTTCTCAGCTTCAGAATGAGTATTTGGATCCATCATCATCTCACAGTATTGATATGTCGTTACCCTTTATTTCAGCGAAAAATTGGGTTCGCTTATACCGTGAAGATCTTGACGCATCCTCATATGAATCCTTACCTGACTTTATGGCTATGGGGTCAATTATGATTCAGCAGATGAACTCTCTAAAGCTCGGCAACAACATTGATGTTGGTGGTCTATCCGTCAATATCACTGTGTTTGCGTGGGCTGAGGAAGTCAAACTTGCTGTGCCAACTGACACCAATGTAGCCACTCGTGGAACTACCTTTGTGAAGGAGTCCAAAGTGGTTAAGTTAGGAAAAGGAAATTCAAAGAAGGAGGCAAAAGAGACTTTAGCTGGGACAGCTACCATCAGTGGTACTGCCTCGGCTTTCTCAAATGCCTTTGGAGCGCTTAAGAATGTGCCTATTATTGGCCCGTTTGCTACAGCAGGATCAATAGCAGCGTCATCTATTTCAGATGTTGCTAAGATTTTTGGATATAGTCGACCTGTGCAGATGTCTGACACGTTCAGATATCAACCACAACCGACTTCCAATACTGCTGCTACAGTCGGAGCTTTTACAGGAGAAAGATTAGCGGTAGATCCTCTTAATGAGGTAACACTTGACCCCCGGGTTGGCAATATGCCTTCCGAGGACGAGTTGACCCTAACTTCCATTGCAAGTCGAGAGTCTTATCTCACGACAGTTGTATGGACGAAAGATGATCAACCTATAACTGGTTCTGCCACCCTTTTCAGGTGCGCAGTTACTCCTTGTCTACATTCTTTATCCGTGAATTCTTTAAATTCTCAACATTTGTATCAGCCTACAGCTATGGCTTTTGCTGCCCAACCATTTGAATACTGGAGGGGCACTATGAAAGTAAAGTTTCAGGTTGTTGCATCTCAATACCATCGTGGTCGTTTGGCTATGTTCTATGAGCCAAATTCATCACACCAAGCATTGTTCGCACAAACTGGTGAGAACATCGACTACAATGCTCGTTTTGTTGAAGTTTTTGACTTACAGGAACTCGATGGTACGTGTGTTGAGATTCCATGGGCGTCATCTCGACCATTTCTTAAGACTATTGACCCAAATGATACCTTTCAGAATACCAATAACAATCTCTATGCTCCAGCAGGAGATGGTACTGCAGGGGGTTATATTCTCAATACTGGTGTTGACGCTCAATATTTTAGTAATGGCTATTTTGAGCTTCGTGTTGTCAATCAGCTAACCTCTGCCATTAATGATCCTCCACCAATTGAAATAAACATATTTGTCTCAATGGAGGATCTGGAGGTTGGACAACCCCGAGCTTTCACTGCTGGCACCATTAATAGGGCCCCATTGATTGTTCCTTCGCTTTTTGAAAAAGAATCTAAGGAAACAGTAGTAGGGGACTTTAAACAGGATGTCGATCGTGTTTGCCATTACCTGGTAGATGAACAAGATGAGAACGAAGCCTTTAAGGTTTTCTTTGGTGAGAATATTCGATCTTTTCGACCTTTGTTGAAACGGTTCAATGCTATAGCATATACTGAATCAACACAGGTGAATACTTCGACACTCACCATGAATATACCAATGTATCCAAAAGGTTGGTTGGTTGAACCTACAGGCCCTTATTCTCCATCGAATACTGTGTTTAGGCCACTTCTCTATCCTCTGTTTGAGTACCTTCGGTACGCTTTCATAGGAATGAGAGGTTCAGCTCGATTCACAGCATCGATTCAGGAGGGTTCTGGTCTTCATTCATCTGTGGGGGCTTTGGGAATCGGTAATACGAATCTCAATAGTTCTACCCCAACCAGATCAGAGAATGAAGTATGGAAAAACGCTATTACATCTACTGCGGGGGTTTTCGTAGGAAACTACGATACCAACGCAATGATTGCAGGTGAGATTCCTTACTACACAAATAATCGTTTCTGGTTAGCCTTTAACCCAGCGGGTGATACATCATTCCAATGGGGCGGCACCACTATCACTGATGATGGCATTATGGCTACTAAAGTGGGTTCGTACACACGACCCGGTGCAGGCATTTCTGCTAACATTTCCCGTGATGGTACCGCAGGTATGCCCAAAAATACTTTGATGGTAAATTGGGCGGCGGGAGATGATTTCACGTTCATTGGCTATCAAGCGCCCCCATGTTTATATTATGGAGGAGCATAAGGTCAGTGAGTTTTTGAGCTATTTTCTAACCGCCTATGATGCGGGATATAAATAATATTTTTAAAGAAAAAAGTCAAAATACTCGTTCTGCGAGAATAAATAATCAGTAAAAAGTTGATCATCAGTTGTCCCAGCAGCTGTATGGTCCAAAACGTCTTATTGGAGTTCGACGTTAAATGCTCTAGGTCTTAACGTGGACCTGAAAAATATCGTACCCTATCCCACACGCAAGTAGCGTGGTGGTCGCTTTAAAGCGAGTTTAGTTTTTTGTAACTACCCGATAGGGTGGTTATTTTTC